AATAGAAGAATTATCTGATTTAGAAAAAAGATTTGAGTATTTAGACCTACAGCAAAAAGCACAAAACGTTGATAAAAAACTTTCTACTGAAGAAATAAATAAATTAAAAGAACTTGATGATATGGGCTTTGCAGATGTTTTAGCGGAAATAGATAGAAACAAAAAATCAAAAGGTGGAAGAATAAAATTAAAAAAAGGTGGCTTGTCACACATATTAGGAGTTTAAAATGTCATTGAATAAATTTAATCAAACAATGGCATATCTGACTTCTCCAGAACCAAAAAAAATTAGTTTTCAATTAAGAGAGTCTCACGGACAGATGTTTCAACCAGATGAAGTTGAGGTTGAAAGATTAAATTTTGCCGAAGCAGGATTTGTTTCAGGCGATGAGTTTAAAAAACTTTATGCTGATTTTGTTGGTAGTGATACGGAGTTTGCTAATCTATTAAATGAACAAGGTTTTAAAACTAGAGCAGGTCAATCTTATAATAGAAAATCAGTTGAGAAAAAAAGAAAAGATTTAGGTATAACAAGTAATAATCCAACACAAAGAGGAATTGGTTGGACTAAACAACAAATTATAGATCAAGCAAAAAAATTTAACATTGATCCAAAAAAATATTCTTTAGAAGATTTAAGACAATTAGTTAACAATAAACGTGGTCAAGCTGCTAGAAAAGAACAGTATGCAACTGATCCAGAATATAGAGAAAAAAGACAACAACAAAAACGAGAGGTGATGGAAAGAGTTAAAGCTGATCCTCAAAGATATGAATTATATAAATTAAAAGCTAAAGAAAGAAGAGGCCCAGCATTATATCAAGATTTAGTTCCAACAGAAAAAACAGCTAAAGGAATGTTTTGGAGAGATTTAATCATCAATGGTTTAAAAGAACAAAGATATGGAAAAAATGAATATCATATACAATTTGCTAACCCTAAACAAAAAAGTCCTAAAAATTTACAAGATACTTTAAGTGTAAAATTAATTGATACAAACTTTCCTAAGAAACCAATTACATTTGGTAACTTCTTAAAACATCTTGATAAAAACCAAGAGTTTTATGGAATTGATTCTAAAACAGCTTTAAAAGAATATGATAAAAAAAGATTTCTACAAACAAAACCTCAATTACGAGATGAATTAAATCAGGTTATTTACGGATCATCTTACGATCCAACTAATGTTAGTAATAGAAGATTCTTTTCTCCTATGCACGTTCATCACGTTGCCGGTAGAAAAGGTAATGCTTTTAATGTTCAGTTTTCAGTAGCACCTGAAAATAAATTAGAAGGTGCTGAAAGAAGAAAGTTAGATAATATTTTTAGTAGATCTACAGATGAAGCTACAAAAGCTAAAGCAGTTAAAAATTATGTTGATAATGTTGCTGAAACTTTAGAAACAAGACTACCAAAAGAAATGGCTGAATATTTAGGCGGACAAGAAATTCGTGGTAGACGTGAATCGTTTACTGAAATGACAAAAAGAGTTGCTCCTGAATTATTGGAAACTTTAGATGCAGGTACAATTGCACAAATGAATGAATTAGGTTTTATGGGAATGACAGATAGTGCAGCACAAGAATTTTCTAACGTGCTTAGAAAAGTAAAACCTGGAGCTACTGCAGTTGCAAAAGTTGCTTTAACTGAAATTGGTTTAGGAGCTCCGTTCGCGCTTCTAGATTATAACGAAGGATACTCAACTGAAGATATTTTAACAAACATAGCAACATTAGGAGTTGGAACCGCGTTCAAAGATGAAGCTCAAAAAAGAAACTACATCAAAGACGTACATCCTAATTTAATAGAAGCTTATGATTCACTTAAAGCAAAAGAAAAATTTGTTCCAAGCCTAGCTTATTCCGTGGGACGAGGAGCTGGAAGCTATGATCCAAATGCTTATGTTCCACCAGAAGTAACTGCCGTTGAAAAAGTTGCAAATGTTTTTGGACAAAAGTTTGAAGAGGGATTAGGTTTAGATAGACAAAAGACAGCTTTGGAAAGAGAACAGGCTGCAGCAACAAGAGAATTACCTGTTATATCTGATGTAGATATTCCAGAACAACCTTTTATTAAACAGGAAGAATTACCAGAAGCAACTGGTTTTGATTTTCTTGGAAAAACAATTGCCGGTGAGCCAAGAATGGAATTTGATAAAGGAGGTTCACCTAAAAAAGAAAAAATAGACATACCTAGAAGAAGAGTTGTTCAAGGTATAGGTATGGGATTAGCTTCCATTCCTTTCTTAGGTCCATTAGGAAGATTATTAAGAGGCAGTTCAAAAACAGCTACTAAAGCAGTTGCTAAGACTGCAGCTAAAGCTGCTATTAGAGATAATTCATTTGAAAGATTTATGATGGCATCAAAAAAACTATTTGATGAAGGAACACCTAGTTATACAAAAGAAGGAGAAATTAGAATTGTTCATCCTGATAAAAATATTACTTATGTTGAAGATGTACAATCAGGACATAAACATATCGAGTTTGAAACAGATAAAGGAACAACAGGTTATATTGAGTATCGACCAGGTGAATCTTATATTGATGAAGCTACAGGAAAAGGTGGTGTATCTAATCCTGAAGTAATTGATTATGAAGAAGTTTACAGAGCATCTGGCCCAGATGATTATGTTAAAGATATTGAAGAGGGTATGAGTGATGATATTTTAACTTCTTTTGATAACTTTATTGGCTTTAAATCAAAGAAAGAATAATGAAGTATCCTAAGACTCATCTATTACCGCCTAAGTCAGGACCTAATCCTCAAGGCTTGAATATTCAATACAATAGTGTTACACCTGTAAAACTGGAGAAAATAAATGGCAGAAATCGACAAGTCTCTACCAAACGTAGAGCAAACAATAAACGTACCTTCACCTGAAGAAATAGAAGAAGCAACTTTAGAAGAACAAAAAGAAGTTTCGGAACAAGGTGAACCTGTAGAAGTAACTCAAAACGAAGATGGGTCTGTAGATATTAATTACGATCCTTCAATTGCTTCTATTGAAGGTGACATAAATCATTTTGACAATTTAGCACAACATTTACCTGACAACGTTCTTGGACAATTAGGAACTGAAATTTATGAAAATTATCAAGATTATAAATCTTCTAGAAAAGATTGGGAAAGAACTTACAAAGAAGGTTTAGATCTTTTAGGATTTAAATACGACAATAGAACAGAACCTTTTCAAGGTGCATCTGGCGCAACTCATCCAGTATTAGCAGAAGCTGTAACTCAGTTTCAAGCTTTAGCTTATAAAGAATTATTACCGGCAGAAGGACCTGTTAGAACTCAAGTTTTAGGATTAGCAACTCCTGAAAAAGAACAACAGTCTCAGCGTGTAAAAGATTTTATGAATTATCAATTGATGGATCAGATGCAAGATTATGAACCTGATTTTGATCAAATGTTATTTTATTTACCTTTAGCAGGATCATCATTTAAAAAAGTTTATTATGATGAAGTAGAACAGAAAGCTGTTTCTAAATTTGTTCCTGCAGATGATTTGATTGTTCCGTATTCGGCTACCTCATTGGACGATGCGGATGCAATCATTCACGTAGTAAAAGTTTCTGAAAATGAATTAAGAAAACAACAAGTTGCTGGTTTTTATCGAGATGTAGAATTAAAACCTTCTACTGTTAATGAAAGTGAAGTTGAACAAAAAGAACGTGAACTAGAAGGTCAAACAAAAGGACGTGAAGAAGATATATTTAATTTATTAGAGTGTCACGTTAATTTAGATTTAGAAGGATTTGAAGATGTTGATGAGGCAGGAGATCCAACAGGAATTAAACTACCTTACATTGTAACACTAGAAGAAAATTCTAGAGAAGTATTATCTATAAGAAGAAACTATGAAGTTAATGATGTTAAAAGAAATAAAATTCAATATTTCGTACACTTTAAATTTTTACCGGGACTTGGTTTTTATGGTTTTGGTTTAATACATATGATCGGTGGTTTATCAAGAACAGCCACAACTGCATTAAGACAATTAATTGATGCAGGAACACTATCTAACTTACCTGCTGGATTTAAACAGCGTGGAATAAGAATTAGAGACGATGCACAATCCATTCAACCTGGAGAATTTAGAGACGTAGATGCACCAGGTGGAAACATTCGGGATGCATTTATGATGTTACCTTTCAAGGAACCATCTCAAACTCTCT